CTCAGACTGTCTATTTCAGTGACTTATTAGCTGGTACAGACTTCTTAAACGGCTCTGCTGGGTACATTAACCTACAAGAAGTTCTCCCTAATGGAGACCCTGTAGTCGCTGCTGCAGCACATAATGGATATATTATATTCTTTGGTCGTAAGAACATTGCAATCTATGCTAATCCGTTAGACACAGGAGCATTAACTCTTGTTGAGGTTATCTATAACGTAGGATGTATTGCTAGAGATTCAGTACAGAATATTGCAACTGATGTATTATTCTTATCTGACTCAGGAGTTCGTAGTCTACAGCGAATAATCCAAGAGAAGTCTATGCCAATGCGTGACATCTCTAAGAATGTTCGGGATGAATTAATGACTGCTGTAGCGTCTGAGACAGACTTAACTAAGATTAAAAGTATCTATTACGAGCGTGACGCTATCTATCTATTAACGCTTCCTACAACTAAGTTTGTATACTGCTTTGATACTCGTGCTCCGCTACAAGACGGCTCAATGAGAGTTGCAGTCTGGGATAGTATTGAACCTAAGTCCTTCTTTGTTACACAAGCTAGAGATTTATACTTAGGTAAGCCAGGATATATTGCTAAATACTACGGCTACGCTGATAATACTTCTAGTTATCGTCTTGCTTACTATACTAATTACTTTGACTTTGATGCCTCAACAAAGCTTAAACTATTAAAGAAGATTGGTTGGGTATTAATTGGCGGTACAAATCAAGCAGTAGCTGTTAAGTGGGGTTTTGATTATACTGAAAGTTATCAAGCTACTACTTATAATTTAGATCCTGCTGCAGTATATGAGTATAATAATTCTACTGTAGATACTATCCCTGGATCAACAGAATACAACATTGCTGAATATAGTTCAGGAATTGTTTTAGATCGTTTTAACATTAATGCTGGTGGTCAAGGAACTGTGATGCAGTTAGGCTTAGAAGCAGATATTAATGGTAATCCAGTTTCAATTCAAAAAATAGACGTAGCAATCAAGCAAGGAAAGACTTTAGTCTAAGGACACACTATGGCAAATTATACAAAAGCAACTAACTTCACAGCTAAAGACGGATTACCTACAGGTAACTCAGGCAAGATTGTTAAAGGCACAGAGATTGATACTGAGTTAACTGCCGTTGCTTCAGCTATTTCTTCTAAGGCAGACTTAAATAGTCCTGCTTTAACAGGAGTTCCTACAGCTCCTACAGCATCATCTGGTACAAATACAACACAACTAGCTACTACAGCTTTTGTACAAACAGCTTTGTCTAGTTCTTTTACCACAGGTATGATTATGATGTGGTCAGGAACTATTGCTACAATTCCTACAGGATGGGTATTGTGTAACGGTTCTAACAGCACTCCTGATCTTCGTAATCGTTTTGTTATTGGTGCTCATACTGATTCTGCTGGTGTAGCATACTCTACAGTAACTGGTTCTAATACGCAGACTGGTGGTACTAAAGATGCTGGTGTTGTAAGCCATACTCATACTGCAACTGTCTCAGACCCTGGACATTCTCACACATTAACTAATCTTGCAGTATACTCAGATACAGTAAGCGGTGGTGGTATAACAATTCAAACAAGAACAAATAGTAACAATACCACAGCTACAGCTACAACTGGTATTACTGTGTCTAACAGTACAGAAGGCTCAGGCGGTACAAACGCTAACTTACCTCCTTACTACGCATTAGCGTTCATCATGAAGACCTAATATGAAAGTACCTGTAGTCTTAAGAGACGACTACACAATGTACTTAGAATTACACGATGCAGCGTTGTGGTTTCATACAGATGTACATAAGTGGTCACAGAAAGTAAAGAAAGATTTTATAAAAGATTTAGATATACTGCATACCCTAGTTAGTATTCCTTTATTAGCATTAATAGATAATATAAAACTAGCTAAGTTTGCTGAGATAATCGGTTTTAAATACGAACAACCTTTCAAAGGTAGAGATAATGAAATATATCAGATATATAGTAGGAGCATATAATGGGTAAGTTATTTAGTAGTGTAGCAAATATATTCACAGGAGCAGATGAAACTAGAGCTTCTGGAGAAAGGGCTGCTGCAGAACAACGTGCAGCGTCTCGTGAAGGAGCTGCTGCTGCTGCGTTTAGACCAGTAGGAATGACTACTCGTTATGGGACTTCTCAGTTTACTCGTGAGATAGATCCAGCAACTGGTATTCCATATATTTCATCTGCTGGCTATACACCTTCTCCTGAGTTACAAGCTGTTCAAAATCGTGTATTTGGTCAACTTGATCCTTCTCTTCGCTATGTTGAAGAAGCTTATGGAGCTTTACAGCCATTAGCTCCTGCAACACAAAGACTATTTCAACTAGGAGAGGAATACATAGCTGCTTCTCCTGAAGAAACTGCTCAGCGATATATTCAATCACGTCAGGCTCTGCTCCAGCCTTTGCGTGAACAGCAGATTGCTGGTCTTCGTAGTCGTGGATTTGCTACTGGTCGGGGTGGCTTAGGAGTTCAGACTGGTACAGGTCGTGCTCCTGCTAATCCTGAGATGCAAGCATATTATAATGCACTAGCTCAGCAAGATCTACAGTTAGCTGCTGAAGCTGAACAAGCAGGACAACAGCGTATTGCCTTTGGTACTGGGTTGTTTGGCACAGGTGCTAATTTATTAGGCACTCAATATGGAACGTATGCTCAGGCATTCCAACCATTACTAAGTACCTTAGGAGCATCAGGTCAAATAGAACAAATGGCTATGCAACCTTATCAACTAGGTTTACAACTAGGTCAAGCTGCTCAGCCAGGCTCTCAAGCTGCTGCTAATCTATACACTAGTGGTCAGATCCAAGGAGCACAAACACAATACGGTGCAACTGCTGCAGCTAATGCTGCTAATGCTGGCTTCTGGAGTGGCTTAATTAGTGGCGGTGCTCAAGCATACGGAATGAGTCGTCGTGGTACTGGCTCATTGTTTGGTTAATTAAAGGATAATCATGGCTACTACATTCGCTAAAGGTTTATTTGGAGTCGATCCTGCAGAATACTCCATGCAACAACAAAAGCTGTGGTCTAATCTGTACGCACAAGCTGGTTCTCCTTATGAGAAGATGGGTATTGCTTTAGCTCAGATCGGAGGAACTGCCTTTGGATTAACTGAGACACCAGTAGATAAGAAGATTGCTGACATCTCTAAAGTTCTTAACGACATTGGCACACAATATCAAGTAGGTACTGCAGAGTATTACAAAGCAGTAGCTGATGCACTACCTGCTGAGTATCCTGATGCTAAAGCTCAAGCAATGGCTGAATTTGTTAAGTTTAAAGCAAATGAAACTAAGACATATGCTGATGCTGTGACTGCAATTCAAAAGAATCCTGAAATAGTAGATACCTTTGCTGATCCTCTTAAGATAAGTGTGCTACAAAAAGCTACTCGTAAAGGGTGGAATGAAGAAGAAACTCCAGTACCAACAACTGTTGCAGAGATGACAGACTTTGCTAAAAAATTTGGTTTGACTGCCGATCCTGATTTCCGTCGCTATACAGCTATGTATAAAGTAGCTGAGAAAGAAAAAACAAAAGAAGCACAAGAAGAGAAAAAACGTGGTCTTGATATAGAGAATACTGAAGTAATAATTAAAAAGAATAAAAGAGAATTACTAGATATTGGTAATGATTTTAAACAAGGTGCTCGTTGGAATGAAGAACGTGAAGCTGCTATTAAACTTCTAACAGCTAACGGAATTGACTGGACTAAGCCTTTAGAGCGAAGAGACAGAATGAATCCTGAACTTGTAACAGCTCAGAAATTAGCTCTACGTAATCCTTGGACAGGTGCTGCAGCAAGTACAATTACTCCTGCTAGAGAGATTATTCCTCCTGCTCCTCGTAGAAGCACTACATCACCCGCTGCACCAGCACAATCTGGATGGTCTGCTACAGTAGTTACACCTGCTAAGAAATAAGGAACACTCATGCCTTTGTTTAGAGTAACAGCTCCTGATGGTGCTGTAGTAGAAGTCAATGCTCCTGAAGGTGTTACCGAAGCACAAGCTATTGCATACGCTCAACAGCAGTATAACCCTTCTGCTAAGCAAGTCCCTGCTGTAGATCCTTTAGTAGCTGAAACAAACAAAGCTGCTATCGATAAGATTGCTCAAGCTATCCCTGAACCAGTTAAAGAAATAGCTAGTAAGATTAGCAATGTTGTGAAGGCTGGTTATAATGCTTTACCTGAGGATGTACAAAAAGCAGGTAAATCTACTGGTAACTTTTTACTAGATTCTATTGAGATTCTTAGTCGTCCCTTCCAAGCTACCTCTACGTATTTAAAAGCCATTGGACAAACTCCTGAGTTTAAGAGTGGTGCTCCGATATGGGAGATTCTTTCTGATAAGAACTTAGCAGATGCTCAGAAAGCTGGTATTCGTGGTCTTACAGGCGAAGAAAAAGCTACATTCCAAGAGGCATTGCCTGACGACTTTCGTAGAAACAATCCTGTTAAGTCTATGTTATTTGGCTTTATGGGTGATATTTTTATTGATCCTCTTAAAGCAGGAACTGTAACTCCCTTCTTTAATACTGTTAAAGCTGCTGCTAAGACAGTAGATAATTCTGTTGGTATTACTTCTCGCTTAGCAGATAATGAATTGTTTAGAGCGTTTAATATTAACACAGGTGACGTAGATAAAGCTCAGAAGCTGTTCAATGATTTTCGATATGTCAGAGACAAAGCTAGAATTGAAAGTGTTCAAAATGCTAAGGCAGTAGAGAATCAAATTAAAGCATTGTCTAAGCAGACTGGTGTTCCAGTTAACGAATTAAAAGCTAAGATCGTACAAGATATTGAGACTGGTAATCTTAGTGATGATGTTATCGGAGCAATGGAGCAGAAGATCGTAGCTCGTAATCGTGAAATCTTAGAACAACAAAGAGCTGCTGGTATTGATATTAGTGACTTAGGTGAGACTTATATGCCTCATATCTTAACTAAGGAAGCTGATGATATTCTAAATAGCAAAGGGTCTAAGAACTTCTTCGGTATTCGTGCTTCTGCAAAAACTCCACAAGCATTACAACGAGAGATAGAAGGAACAGTAGCTGAGATTAATGCTAAAAATATTTACGGCACGTCAAAGTATTTTCAAGACGATCCTGCTATTCTATCTGGTGTGTCTGAGTTCAATGCAGCTAATGCTATTGCTGGTAAAGGATTCTTAAATAAGGCTGCAGAGTTAGGTGTCCGTGCTGAAGTAGCTCCTGCGTCTTATGTTACAGTCCCTGAGATTCCAGGTGTGAAGTTTGCCCCTGAAGTAGCACAGCGTCTTAACAGATCATATCAGACATTAACCAATAATGAAGAGATTAGTAAATTTTTCAAGGTATACGACGGTGCTCAGAATTGGTGGAAAATGTGGTCACTAGGTGCTCGTCCAGCATACCATGCTAAGAACACTGTAGGTAACTTATGGAATAACTACCTTGCTGGTGTTACTACTCCTAAGCCATACGCTGATGCTGCAGCTTTCCAAGTAAAGCTTGCTAAGAATAATATGAATGGTTCTATTGCTGGGTATAAAACAGATGAACTCTATGAGGCAATGGCTACTCGTGGTATCTTTGGTGAAGGACAGTACTCAGGAGATATTACTAGGACTGTGGAAGATGTTCTTAAAGGCGGTTCTTCTAATCCTTTCACACTATCTACTAAGAATCCTATTCTTCGTGGTGGTTTTAAAGTAGGTCAAACTATCGAAGACAATGCTCGTATTGCTTTGTTCATCGACTCTTTAAACAAGGGTAAGAACTTTGATGAGGCTGCTTCGCAAGTGCGTAAGTACTTGTTTGACTACGGTGATCTAAGTCCCTTTGAGCGTAGCACTCTTAAGCGTCTCATGCCTTTCTATACATGGTCTCGTAAGAACTTACCTCTGCAGTTAGAGGCTATTGTACGTCATCCTGATAAGGTTAATAAGCTTAACTTAGCTAGAGAGAATATTCAGTTTGAGACTGATGTACCAGATATTGAGGATGTTCCTGATTATATTAGATCAGCTATGCCTATTTACGGTGCTGAGAAGTTCTTAGGCGAACCTGCTGTACCTGGAACTGCTAAGGCAATTACATTACAGAACTTAATTCCATTCTCCGATCTAACTACGTTTACTAAGTTATTAGACACAGAGACTGCACCTTCTATGATAGAGAGAGGTAAACTATCTAGTACTATTTCTACCGCATTAGGAGGAATCTCTCCATTACTGAAAGCACCCTTAGAATTCTTCTCTAACTACGATTACTTCCGTCGTAAAAACATTCAAGAATATCCTGGACAAACAGCAGATGTAATGGGTATTGAGTTACCTGTGCATGTAGCTAAGTTACTATCAAATATTGTAATGCTTAATGAAATTGATAGGGCTAATCCTGGTGGTGTATTTGGCACACGCTCAGTAGATCCAGTTACTAAGGAAGTTACCACAACTCCTGGAATCTTAGGTTTTACTCCTCGTGAAACTCGTATTGATTTGCCTGAGGAACAACGTGAAGCACAGTACTTAACTGGTGTTCGTATATATGATATTGTCTTTGAAGATGTAGCTGAAAGAACTGAAAAGAAAATACGTAGTGATATAAAATTCTTAGAAGCTAAGATGAAAAAAGCTGATGAAGAAGAGAAAGACCGTGAATATTATAGAGCTGAGGAAGCTTTAGAAAAATATCTAGATGAGTTAGATCGTATCGATGAAGCACGTAAACGTCGGCAGGACAGAGAAAAATGAATCATGTCAGATCAATTTGGATTTATCGAAGGAGCAAAGTCTGTAACCAGTAGTATGGACGCTAGTCGAGAGGCTAGTAAATCTATTACCAAAAGCATTACCGATGTACAGAAGGACGCTGCAGCAGTAGCACAGCAGAAAGACTTAGAGCGTAAGAGACAGATACGAGAAGCTCAGGTCTTTAAAGAGCAGTACTTCAAGAGAGCATTGATGGAATGGCAACGTCAAGAATCCATCCGTATCGAAGAAGCTAAAGTCAAGGCTGATTTCATTAGAAAGCATGGAGCTAAACGCTGGAATGAAATCGAATCCATTAAACAAAAGATAGAGAAACAAGACAATGAACTTAATAGAGAGTTTAAACAAGATTTGGCAAAGGTTCGTAGAGCAATGTTCATGTGCTATGCAGTGGCTGCGGTCATTGCTTGGTATCTAACCTGGGGACATAAACAATGATTCCATTAATGGCACTCTTCGATGTTGGGATGAAAGTCCTAGATAAGTTTATTCCTGATCCAGAAGCTAAGGCAAAGGCTCAGAAAGAACTACTACAGATGCAGCAAGAAGGAAAGCTTGCTGAGTTAA